GTTAAGTGATTGTCCGAGATAACATAAGCAGTCTCTGGCAGAACAGTGTCGCCACTGTCATTTCTAATAGTCACATCAACATTGTATTCTTTAATATCGGACAGACTGATCCATCCTGTATCTACTCCGGGAAGAGTATATTTTATAAGAGCATCGGTAACAGTTCCATCAAGAGATATCGTGAACTCATTATCAATAGCTGGGCTGCGAGTAAGTCCAGGAATATTATTGCCAGAGACATCCTTAAATTGTAGGTCATCACTATCAAATACAGTCTTGAATGTATAAGTCTTGTTTCTTGCCATAAACAACACCGGATTAGTTCCGTTCACTCTGTTGAATGTAGTGACAGAATTTTGATTACTGTGTGTATGGAATTCTAGTTCGCTACCTTTACTCAACACACGAAAGCTGTCGTAATTATGGACATCGTTCGTGCCAAGATCGACAATCATTGAGTCACTAGGGGTACCGAAGATATTCTGGTAGTGTCTTCTTACCGGCTGTCCGCCACGTACTTCAGTCCAGTTATTTGTAAATTTGCCAGTATTGATGTTCTTGAAGTAATAGAAGCCGGCAATTTCAAATTCATTTGATACACTTGAGTTTGATAAGTTAACATTTGTATTGACTTTGTTGTATGCGTATCTTATACTGCCACTGCCCAATGTAAATTCAAAACCTGGGTTGTTGCCATACTCGGCATACTTTGGCTTAAAGCCAAGCGCAAAATCATAGATTGACGATGTACTCTTGCTGTAATCAAAGATTGGATCACCGGCAAAACTGCTGTTTGGATAAACAGCGGCGTCATCTAATTTATTCAAATCTATATCGTATGCCTGAAATAACATTCCTTCACTGCGATAGTCTTTTTGTTGTCCGTATACCCATGTAGTGTTATCCCAGTACCATTCACTGCCACTCCAGATATCATTTGGATATTCATCACCGAACACTTCGTTGTAACCAACTGTCACAACAATCTTGTCACCAGGGGTTAATGTTCCGCTGTCGTGTAACGGCGTTAATGCCGTAATCAGTCCAGTGCCATCAACGACTGCTGTACGAATAGTATTATTATATGCTACATCGGTGCTAGATATGAACAATATAGTGTCGCCGTCTACCACTGTTTTAGCAACGATCTGTTTCCAATATTCACTATTCATGTAGAAAGTAGGGTTCTTGGCATCGTTGTGGGTTTGCGCACATTCCCAGTATGTAAGTTCACCGTCTGAATCAACGTATACTTTATCACCCTTGTCGAACCCAGTCAATGACCATATAGTTGTTGCTAGATGCGAAGCAAGATTGAAATTGGTAGCGCCTATAATATCCGTACCAGGAGCAACGATGTTCTCAAATGCGTGTGACACATTCATTAAGTGTTCTGTACCGAAGTCAAACTTCTCACAATCAGCAAAGAATTCAATAATAGGTCTGACCGCTCGTGCTGTTTCAATTGCGTAGTCGCTGGAATCTAAATCATTATAATCACAGGCAGATATAACTACGCTGTCTTTTACCCATAGATTAGTTCTCGACCATGCGCTCTGCTCGGGAGCAAATCTAGGCTCTACTACATAATCTCTGATAGGATCGCTGTAGTTGTAGATTGTTTTATTGATCCATGTTTTTGTGCCAGTGGCATCATATTGTTCCGTGAGCTTGATGCCACTTGGTTGACCAACGTTGTCTACAATGTAGGTTATATCTTTGGCATAGTTTACGCCAGATACATTATCACCAATGAACTTAACACGCATACCATTTTCTAATGTTAGTGTCTTGCCGTTAGCTAAAGTAGGAGTAGTGTATGTTGAGCCAAGCAGAAGTCCATCAATATCATCAATCAGGAGCGCCTCTGCTAGAGGTCCTGATCCATAATCAAGTTCGCATACAGGCACAGTATTGAGTGCCCAAAAGTATTTGTGATAGTTGATAAACATATCGTAGTTGATCGGCAGTCTAAGAGTATAACCATTTTCATTTAAGATATTGTTGTGGTTGTTTACATCAACGCCGTTGAATTCCAATGCTGATATAAAATCATCATAAGAAAGCACATCCGTAATCTCGTTGTTGTCATTTTTATTAACCAACGAAGGAGTAAACTGATAGTTGTCCGCAAATCTATTGCTACTGTCGTATATGTCCGACGCTTTTCTATAGCCGTTGTTTGAACCAACAAGCGAATTTATTGCCTGTAAACTGCCGCTGGATAGTAATTGTTCTAGCGTACTGTTCAGAAACTTTTTGTTTATATGAGTTCTGAAAATGTCTGGCAATAGTCCCGTAACATTTGTCGTACCCAATCTTTCCTTACTTTCGCCTGGTCGTGTGATTAGTGGGGCATCAGTAGGATTCGCTTGATAGTTCTGGCTCATTAATTAACTCCGGAGTTTGATGTTATAGTAGTTAGATTAGCGTTGTTACTTGATTCCACAATGACATTAGCAGATGTTAGAACTGGCAGGAATAGTTCGTCACTTTGTGAATTAATCTCATAAAGCGTTGAACCAAATCTGTTGTCAATTGGAACAATATTAATCTGACTTATTTGCCCTATCAAGTTGTTATGAACGTATGACGCAAGTTCAGTAAAATAAAATGTCTCGCCAAAGTCCCAGTTGTCAATACTAAAATATTCATTTATTAGTTGTACTACTGTTTGTTTGATTTCTGTATCACTCAATGTACTATTTACTGTTTTTGTAATCTTGAAGTTTGCCTGTAACTCAGATGACGCCAAATCTCCAAATAGTATTTTATACTTGACAGGTCTATAAATTATCTGGTCACTTATTGTTTTCTTGGTGGACAGACTAGTAAACAATTTACTAAGTCCATTAACTGTCGGAGCAGCTGGCTGAGTAAATGATCTACCATCATATGCTGCCCATGTTCTGAACTCAGTGTCGTAACTTCTAAGAAGAACATATGTATCAATGATGTTAGTTCTGGATGGATCAATTACCTGATTTAAGTCAGCAATTCTATTATATCTTGTGTGTATTGCTCCGCGTCCGCCAGTATTGGCGCCAGTGGTGGCTCTTACAGTGTAATCATATCCATTTTCCGTGATCGTGCCAAGATTAATCGTCTGGTCTCTGACAACCTGCTGAAACGCATCTGGCGTATCTGGATAGTTATCGTTATCTGGATCAGCCAACGTAACTTTTACTTTATGATTATCAGTATAGCCGTCACTATATTTGTAGTATCCGCTAACATTAAACTTGTATTTCTTGCCCAATGGTGTATAATCACTAGAGGAGACATTATTAATATCAAGTACTTCTAGATTATCTCTTCTAGGCTTGGATGTCGCACTACTAAATGTTTCTTCGAAGTTGAGATTGTTAAATCTAACTGTTGTGTCACTACCAAAAACAAACCTCGTTTTTCTAACAAGTATTTCCCAATCGGTAGAACTATAATCAAATCTGATTATCCAACTCTGATCCAATGATCCAGCTGTAATATCACCTTCGAATTGTCTGCTCCAACTACTAACGTCTGTAGACGCAATACTATTGCCAGGAAGATCGCCTGATGCCACCAATGCCCATCCTCTAGTAGGAATATCGTAACGTAAACCAAAGCTATTTCGATTATCAATCGCATTTTTTATTTCAGCTTTAACTGCTGTTGTAGTGTCCATGCTGTATGTTGGGACAATTCGTTTAATTCTTGCGCCAGTTGGAACAACACCGCCTAGTGCGACTGAACCTCGACTGTCAAGTGTAATGCCTGTTGGGATTCCAGAAGCACTATCTTCACCAAGTCCATTGTTGCCAAGACTGACTATTTTTACCCATTTTGTGTCCGCACTGGTTACATATACTTTAGCAACGCCGCCGCTTCCGCCGCCGCCCGTGATAGTAATGTTTGTTGCTGAGTTGTATTCCGAGCCTGCTGCTGTGACAGATATACTTGATATTGAATCACCAGTAAGAGTTGCCTCTGCTGTTGCTCCTGTGCCGATGCCATCAATAGATATCGTAGGAGCACTTGTGTATCCGCTTCCCTGATTGACAAGCTCAATACGAGAAATATAACCTTCAACAAATGGTGATGTAATGAATTCAACTAATCCATTCTCGGATAGTTTGTCTAATGGAGCAGCGGCGGCTGTGCCGAAATTCTGAACTACGCCATTCAGAGTGATATACCCTGTCGAGCTACTATTACCAGAAGTGATTTGGTTCCAACGATACACATCGTCGATACTGCCATTTACATTATAAAAATTAATCAATCCAGTTGTGTTACTGTAATGCTGATATGCGTCATATAAACCTGGTACTGCGCCGTCCAAACTGATATTTGTTCCGTAAAACTGGCGATGAAAGTAAAAGTTGGTAAGTTCAGGATCATTCAATAATGGAGCAACATGTCGATTAAATATTTGCTCAGATGTTAATGACGAAGGTAATCCGATTAAACTTCTTACTGTTGCGTCATCTTTATAAAGATAGCCATCATCCATATACATACTTGCGTCACTGTAAGTAGCAGTAGGATCATAAAAATCTCTAAAGCGACTGTACCCACTATGTACTCGGTTAATACTTTTAATCTTGCTAACATTTTCACTAACTGTTAGTGGGAATAAGCTATAATCATCAGCAGTAACCATGCGGTCCTGTGCGCTATAGAATCTACCAGCGTTATCCTTGATGCTCTTTAGTGATTCTCTAATACTCGCATTGCTTACAGTTTCTTTTAGACCTAGATTAATTGTAGCTGTATATTCATTGCCATCAATTCCTGTGTATCTAAAGTTCTTTGTAATGCTTGACATATTATTTGGATTAATAACATAGTTAAGATTGGCGCCTGTTCTGTACCAAACACGAATTATACCACGAGGAATGTTTGCGAAACTTCCGTCACCAAATACAATACTAATCTGGTCATCTTCTCTACTGCTCACAGTAAAGATATCTCGTTGGTTGTTTGAAACACTATTATAGATTGCGTTGGTTCCGTATTGTCTGTCAACAAGTGTCCAGTTTGTAGAGATGGTGCCGTCTAATCCGATTGTTTGTACCCAGATATTACCATTAGCAATATTAGTACCGGTAACGTCTAGTACCAAGTTGGCTAAGCCAGTGTCAACATTAAAATCTTGAAAGTTTAACGTGCCCTGCTTAAAGCCCATAAAGAATCCAGTATTTGGACTTGTGAAACCACTATTATCATTCTTGTACAGAATGTCAATACTTTTATTTGGTTCAGGCGTGCGCTCTTCTATCACATTTACATTTTGATTGTAATATACACTGTATAGTTCAAATCCCAGACTTTGTCCACTGATAGTTGAGTTAAATGACTCTACTACCGAGTTATTTGCTGTACTAGTCTTGTATACTTCGTTCACAACACCAGATTGATTAAACTTAGCAAAAGGTGTGCCGAATTGGTTACTAGTAGTGAAAATACTATTCATAATAGTCAAGAAGTCTTGATACGTGTCAGGGTTAGTCACATCTTCAAAGAAAATATCTTTGTTGGCAAGACTTGATCCTTCGGCATCATATAATCTTTCACTTGTCTTGATACTATTGATTTTCAAATAGCCATCAGCGACAACGTTTCTTGTTGGTTCATATCCCAAGAATTCAGCAATACGCAATGCGCTTTCACGGCGCTCGGCAGTACTCAGATAGTTTTCACGGCTAGCAAGGTCAGCTCGGAAAGCCAAGTTGTGACCTAAGAATGCCATAAGTTCAATTAAAATTACAAATTCACTACTGCTGATCCAGTCGTTAAAATCTTCCGGGTAGTTAGCTCTTACATAATCCACCATGGCAGACCTGATTGTATCAAAGTCATACGCCTGAAAATTAGCTTGGCTAAAACTCTCGTATACTACGCTGAAGTCTTCGGCAGCAAATAAACTGCTCTGTCTTGCACCTTGTGCCATTAGATTGTCTCACTCTCAAAATTTAAGTATAATTGTTCCACTGATCCAGTCGATACATAAACTATATTAGCTCTTACCTCTATAGAATGTTCACGCTCGCTGATAATAAAAACTTCGTTAATACTCCAGCGTGGATCTAATCCGATGATGCGCTCAACGTCATCCTTCGCCAGTGAACGAGTATAGTCGTCCATTGGGTCAAATAACAGATCCCATATGATGCTTCCAAAAGCTGGATTCATCACACGCTCACCTTTCTTTGTATAAAAATGATTCAACAGGTCACGTTTAGCAAGTTCTGAATCAACTAGAACCGTGCTGCCTGATCTTTTATTTACACTACTAAAACCATAATACTTTGCCATATAACTATTTATAGAAGTTTTAACTACTATGTTTATATTCTAATAACAAACTTCAATTCAGAGTTCGCTAGTGTAATTTTCTCAGGATGTAGCAATGTTAGTGTGTTGCCACTAACTGTAAAGTCGAATAAATGCTGAATTCTGGTTCCATTTACATACACCTCTAGTTTCTCGACCGGATACATACTTGGTTCCTTTTGAAGTGTATACACAGTTGTTGTTCCGTCAAATGTGACTAACTCATTTGTTAGTGTCTCAGCATATCGATTAATAATATCTCTCTTAATGCCTTCTGGTGTATATGGCAAGAATTTCTGTGTTTCGGCATAGTATGAAAATCTAGCACGCTGTAATTCCTCAGTTGTGAATGTTCCGAACTTGAACAGTTCGTTTTTATCACGTAACTTGAATATGCCCATTTGGCGCAACCAGCTTCTGGATTTTGTTTTGGTATAGACCGCAAGTCTTAGTATTTTGGCGCACTCAATCGCTTGTTCTTTGAATTCGTAGTTACGAATAATCATACTAGCAACAGTATCCCAGTCGCTGTCGTGTATTGCTGATTTGAAATCGTAAACTCCCTCAATCGCAACACTCTCGGTAAGAGAACCGGTAAACCAATAATACAAATACAATCCATCATAAACGCATTGCGGCAACTGTGTTATTGAATTTATTCCTAGTGAAGATATCAATTTCTTGAATTTTGCCTGTGTTGTGTTGAATTTAACTATCCATACATCAAATGACTCTTGTTCAGTCATCCCTCTATCGGTATCTGTGGGTACTCCATACGCAGTTTTATTATATCCTGTGTATCTTTTAAAATTCAATGCGATATCAGCGACCTCACTTGATGTCCACATAATACTCAAATCTGTTGGTACAGTTTTGGTCGCATCTGCCACAGTAAAGTCTTCCCACACGGTGTTGTATCGCTGTGCTACTGTTGTTAATTGTTTTTTAAGTTTTGCCATTTTTATTACCTTTACGACACATCATAATCATCTTGGGTAGGTGTCAGTGTACTTGGTGCTTGAGCGGCAATAGTTGAATCATTGGTAATATGTCCGCCATATGGCTCATGCTCAGGAACTCTTCCGTTAATACTTTCTTTGACGACTCTATTAACAGGCATCGGCTCAGATGTTGGCTTGTCTGCCACAGCGGCACGAGATCCAGGACTGTTCAGTTCTATGTTTCCAGATGTAGTCACGTTCAAGTTTCCTCGTGCGCTTATATGTCCGTCTACCTCAGTGTGTAATTTTAATTCTTTTTGACTGAACAAATCTATTCCACCAGCACTTGATTCAACCTTGACACCATCTGCGCCTGTTGCTTTGATATTGACGGTGCTTGCCTCGATATTAAAGCTGTCATCCGCATAAAAATTAATACTATCTTCGGCTCGATAGCTTATACTGCCTTCAGCAAATACATCCACGTTGCCTTCCGCGTCCATTTGCATCCAGCTTTTGCCGCTCTGACTAATGATATAAACGATTCCAGCACTGTCATTTAATAATAGTTGAGCTCCGCCGGCGCTGCGCAGCCTGACCAGATTATTCTTGCCTGCTTCTCTGGATTGGTCCGGTACGTGATTGATATCCTCAGCGTATTCTACTGTGCCGTCATCCATAATAAAACTATGACCAGCGGGTGAGTTGAAGCCAGATACATTACTTGGCGATTCTCTTCTAGCACCACTACTGCCTACGCCGCGGATTGGATCTAATGGGATACCTTGCTGAGCGATTGCGTCAGCACTAGGATGTCTGACTTTGGCATTGTTTTTCTGTGCCTCTGATCCGCTACTATCTAACGTAGGAGCAATGATGTTTTCTTCGCCCTTGACCGGATTTGCGGATAGACCAGGGATACTAGAATTTCTGCCAGCAGGAGTTAATGCTCCTATTAGGAAGCCTTCCTGTTGGTTAGCAGCAAAGGCGACCAAAACTTCTGTACCAGGAGCAGGAGGAGGAAAACTTGCTCCATAAGGAGAACTATAGTTTGACCCATTTATAGTGCCGCCTAATGGATTTATTGTTCTTATTTTATTATAACGGTGCCGATCTTCCTGTGTGTCTTGGCTATCTAAGCGATGCTGACCAATGATTTCAACCCATATATTATTGTTGTAATCTGGATCAGCGATGTCAACCACTCTCGCAAGATGTACGCCTTGCATATTATTAGTGCCAGGAGACTCCGCCGAGGGAATGCCCACAGATGGAGTATTAAGTCCTCGGTGCTGTCTATCTGAATCTCTATTGCTCATCGTGGTCCACTCGCGTCCGAAGCTATAGAAGCTAGACTGATTTGTCTAAGGTCTAGTGCTTCTACTTGGTTAGCAGCCTGTGAATCGGTAATCTGTCCCAAGGCTAACTGTTCATAAATTAACCCACTGTTTGTTGGTAAATTTCGATTAGCATGTAATGTCATTATAAATTGTCCATTCTGATATTGAGATGTTACTTTGATGACGTTATATAACCCAGCCAGATTCAAATCTTCGCTCGTAGTTGCTGTATAATCGCCATCTGCGGAATAGCTAGGGAAATTCACATTAAGAAAGAATAACGGACCTCCGTTATCGAATGTTCCCGCTTTAGCTAGCCAGTAAGGATCACCCCTAACAGATATATTTATAGATAGCATATCGCCGCTACCGTTTAGATTTAATTTAAGAGCACCCAGTCTCGCCTGAAATTGACTCGCCTGGTTAGAGCCACTGTTCTCTGGGCCATTGCTGTTTAACGAATAATTGTTAAAAGTTACATGACTAGTAGGATCTAGTCCTAGGCCTATAACATCCTGTTGTGTTATGTATTTTGGCTCGCCACTCGCAGAATCACGTGGACCAACACCATTTAAATTTGATGAATTACCCTGAGCAAGGTCATTTATACTGTTTACTCGGGTTTCTAGTGCTGTTTTGTTTGACACTAATGTGCGTATCTGATTGCCTAGGTTTATAGCCTGATCAGCACTGTCTGGAATTTTTAATCTTAGGTCCTGTATATTCTGAGTCAGAGTGGATACTTGTTGAGCCAGATTTTCCAGAATGTTATCTCCGGGCCCACCACTCTCTGTTAATGTACTCGCCGGGTCTTGTGTAATCCCACTATGAAGGGGCTGAAGCACATAATAGGCATTGTTGAACTGTATACTCAAATCAAGAACTTCTGTGTTTTGTCCTGTTAGATAATAGTCAAAACGCTTCTTTAATAATCCCAGGGTAAGAGCTTGTGCTAGTCGTTTTTTCTGTAAATCTTTACTATCGATTAACTCCTTGTGACTATTCTTATCAATAATTGCCTGAGTTGTCGCATATGGTATCATGTTGAAGGTTAATTCTCTCTGATAACGATTTGCCAGACTGTCGAATTTGACAAATTTAACATTAACATCGAAACTTATCCAATTTATTATATTAGCCAACTCCTTAGCATCTACCACAATGGACTTGCCCGCAAATTTACCCACCGTAGTCGGAATCTTTCTGAATTGTTCTGTCGCATATGATGCTTCTGCCAACATGTTTGTGATAGCGGTACCGGCAGGAAAAACAAATTTCAGACTACCAGAGCCAGTGATACTTACTTGTCTTCCACTGCCATCGGCGTCATTAATTACAGTAGAAAACTGCCAATCTTTCCACGCGGTTGGTACTGAAAATTTAAATAACGTCGGCAGGATGGAGGATGGGTCAAGGTCTGCTCTGACCTTTGCTGCTTTGTTGATTTCTGTTTGTAGTTTCGTGGCAAATTCTCCGAGATTGCTTGCCTCTACCGATGTCTCCACAGGAAAGTTAAAATCTACTCGGTCATATACACCCTCTTTTGTTTCTATCATGGTCATGGTGTACTGACTAGTGTTATCAGCAAAACTATGCTGAATACCATAACACTTTGTTAGCCACTCCTGTGTATGTATCTCAGTTGGTTTAGGATCATCATCGTCTGACCATCCTATAAGTTTTAGTTCAAGAATATACAATGCGTGAATGTGATTAGCAATACTCAATTGTGATGCGATATAGGCAATTCTACTAAACAGTGATAGCCCATTAGGCTCAATCAATTGTACTTGGAAATAAGATCCAGCATTGCTTCTATTTTCCGCATTGAATGCCAGATGGAAGTCGTGCTGTACCGAGTTTATTCCTACTTCATTATCTACGCCAGATTCTGCCAATACATATTTTGTTCCGCCGCCGTCATTCAGCGGATCAACTATCATTATTTTCCATTTGTATGTATAATTATTATACTTGTTAAGCAGATTTTCTTCATACGACAATGTGATATGTACCTTTATATACTGAGTGTTTTAGGAACAACTATAGTCATTCCGGATCTAAAGTCGTTGATAGGATCTTTTAGCAAATCTCTATTGTAATGAACCAGCACCCACCATTTTGCAGATGTGCCATACAAGTCATGCGATAGTAGATCGGGGCGCCTGTCATATTTGTCCGATATTTCAACTTCTCTGGTGTTTGCGCTAAGATTGTCGATTGATAATACAGGACTGTACAACTCTAAATATTTAGAATTTAATTTAGTATTAAAATAATTGCTATTACTGCTGTATGTTGTCATTAGATGAAGCCTTTGCTGTATAACTCGCCACTTGCGAATTTATCAATATCAAACTGTTTTTGCTTAGCAGGATTAATATGTACCATCAGAGTAACAGTGAGCGTTAGCATGGCAGGCAGACTTTGGCCCTCATGAGTAATAAGATCAACGCTGTTCTCAAATGTCGTGCCGAAGTCTGCTACTAGTACAGGAACGTTATTAAATATTTTATCTCCCATGCCAGAGAATCTACATACCGGCGGTGGTGTTCCGGGCGCAGAACTTTCTCCGTAGCGCATCTTGGTGACATTACGAAAAAACTGTATAGCCGCTAATGTATATTCATGCTCTGCCTGTGTTGTTGTAGTAAACTGTCCCGATACACTAATACTAGGACTCGGAGTATTACTGTAAGCGTGTGTCGTATAATTGGTGTGAACCATGTCATAGCCACTATAGCTTACCGATTGGCTGTATGAAATCATCGGAGTATACGGAAATATCAAGCCGTTTGTTGGACGGAGTGAATCCGGAATATAACTGCGAGGAGCAACAAGGCGTGCTCTGTTATCAGTGCTAGGTACATTAACCATTTATTTTATCCAATACAAATTTATAGACTTCTTCATTAAAGTTGCCAAAGAAATCTGTAAATACTTCACGCTTTTTGGCGTCATCAATATCCATACGCATCGCATTTCTAAATGTAGTAGCGCTGCGGCCGTCGTCCTTAACAGGTACAGGATAAATGTAACCAGCGTCATCACTAGTGATTAATGGCTCATTCTCCTGATACATTTTTAGATAGCCACCAGTTTTCAATCGTCCAGCATCTTTTTCGCTGAATACCAATAGTATCGCGGTGTTGTCTGGATTCTTGCCTGTCATTCTGACATCTGGTTTATATGGCTGAGTGTTCAAAATCTTATCAGCCGGTATGCCAAACATATCAGTCATAATCTTTTTCTTCTCGGCGAAGTCAAATGGATCCTTCTCAGGGCTGGCAGTTTTGCTAACTGTGGTGACGATAAATACGTTATCACTACCAAACTTGTCAACAAGATCCATATATACTTGATGATGACCACTGTGCATAGGCTGAAAACGCCCGCCATATGCAACCATAATATCGTCTGCCACTGCCTC